TAGTTTGGGGTATATATTATATAGGACTGGATCTATAATTGTTAGGAATAAAAGGAAAAAACTACAGCAATAATCATGAAAGGTTTTTATCATGGCTGTAAATACACATAAAGTCGCTGCAAGCGACGGAACAACCGCCAATCCTGCACAGGTTCAGGGCGGTACATTTATCGACGGTGGCGATACATCTGCATCTGCCGCTATTTCCAATCGTCTCGGAATGGGTCTCAAAAGAGATCTTTCTGGAAACGGGCCTACTGAAAATGTACATGGCGTAGTCGCCAAAGCAGGGACTTGGGCTTACCAAGCCGCTGGAGAGTACATGGTTCGTAGAATGGCTACTACTATCAATGGTTCCGCAGACGATGTTCTGCAATCTGGTGGAAGTAATCATCCACGACGTAGTATTCATGTCCGTTCCGACCAAATCGGTGCTAAACTGGGTACTAAATGGAGAGCAAATCAGTTCTCTTGGATCGGTACATCTGGTTCAAGACACAACTGGGTTGACGCTTCAAACGCCGCAGAAGCTCCTGCTACTGCCAATGCAAATTACGCGGACAACACCGGAGCGCTTTCTGCTACGTCTGATGACGCAGCTAGAGTAACGCCTTGGAACTCAAGCGGAATTCCTGCTGAGCTTGTTTACCTAGAAACCGGAAAAGTTTCTACTGCAAACATGAAGGATTATCCTTACAAGTCTGCTGTTGGGTAAACCCTTAGTTTTCAAACTGGAGAGACGGGGTTCGCCCCGTCACTCCTTTTTCCCTTTTTGGAGAGATAAGAGATGAAAGACGCTTGGAGAAGTATAGCAGTTGCGGCTGTAAGTTGCCTGACCTTAATGATAGGGTTTTGGTTAGTTGAGGCAAGAGAATATGTTTCTAGGGCGGAAGTCAGTGAGATGATTAAAACTCAGTCGCCATATGTGGCTGACAGACAATTAATTCTCAGCGGAATGGAAAACTTAAGTAGAACACTGGAAGATAATAACAAGGCAATCAATAGCCTTAACGTGGAGATTGCTCGTTTAAGAGCAGAGTTAGATAAGATAAGAGAATAGGAGGTTACTAACGTGGGCAAGACTCTCAGAGGGCGGCAAAAGGATACAAGAACAAAAAAGAGGTTGAGAGAAGAGAGGGACAGGCGAAGAAAAAGGCATGAAGGCGGTAAAAAATAAGTACAGCCATCGTGCAGGTGATATAATAAACTAATTAAGGAAAGCAAGTCGGGCAAGGAAGCCTTTTTTCACTAATACTTTCAAGGAGAAATCCATTATGGATAAGCTAAAGAGCTTGATCAAGTCTCGTCGCTTCTGGACTGCGGTAGCTAGTGTCGTGGTTGTAGCCATGAACGAAGCACTCGGCATCCCAGAAGACACAGCTAATGCTATTGCTGCAATCGGCGTTAGTTGGATTGTTGGCGATTCATTGCGAACGACCGAATAAGGTCGCTAGCAAGCCATATCGCCCGCAGTTTTATTCGCTGTAAAGCTGCGGGCTTTTTTTATAATCACAAAGTTGGACAACAGACGTAAGAAGGATTTTTAGTAAGTGGACTCTATCAAAGTTAAGAAGCGCAATGGAAGACTACAAGATGTAAACTTAGATAAGATTAATAAATGTGTTGAAAGAGCGTGTGTAGGATTAGAAGATGTATCAGTCAGTGAAGTAGTATTAGACGCGAGCCTCCAGTTGTACAACAAGATTACAACTGTAGAGATAGACAAAGCTCTTATTATGTCCGCTCGCTCAAAAATAGAGAAGGAGCCCAACTACTCTCAGGTAGCGGCTAGGATGCTCCTGAATAATCTTTACAAAGAAGTCTTTGGTGAAACCGTAGACAGCGATACCTTCGATTTTCAATACAGAAAGTCTTTTGTACAAAACATCAAAAAACTAATTAAAGCTGGCAGGCTCAGTGAGAGATTATTAGAATACGATCTTAAATTACTCTCAAATTCTATTGACCTAGAAAATGACAGAAGGTTCAAATATTTAGGAATACAGACTTTATATGACAGATACTTCATACATATAGATGGAGTTAGAATGGAGACCCCACAGTCTTTCTGGATGAGGGTCGCTATGGGTCTGTGTTTGAATGAAGAAAATAAGGAAGAGAGGGCGCTGGAGGTCTACAATATGATCTCCCAGTTTCGCTATTGCCCTTCTACGCCCACTTTATTTAATAGTGGCACTTGTCGCTCTCAGCTTTCTTCCTGTTACTTGAGTACAGTTGAAGATTCTATTGATGGAATTTTTGGGACTATTCATGGACAGGCAAGGCTGTCAAAATATGCTGGCGGTCTTGGTGTGGACTGGACACCTGTTCGTTCTTCAGGCTCTTATATTCAGGGAACAAACGGACAATCATCCGGGCTGATCCCTTGGCTGAAGATTTTTAACGACACTCTTGTGGGTGTTAATCAGGGCGGCAAACGCAAGGGTGCTGGTTGTGCGTACCTTGAGGTATGGCACTTGGACGTTGAGGATTTCTTAGATCTCCGAAAAAATACTGGGGACGACAGAAGAAGGTGTCATGATATGAACACCGCCTTATGGGTGTGTGATGAATTTATGCATGCTGCCTCAAAGGATTTAGATTGGTATTTGTTCGATCCAGCCGAGTGTCCAGAGCTACACGAATTTTTTGGTAAGAAGTTTTCATCTGCCTATAAGAAACGTAAGAAGATGGCAGAGAATGGAGAGATAAAGTCTTTCAGGAAGATCAGTGCGAAGACGCTCTGGAAGAAGATGTTGCGCTCTCTGCACGAGACTGGGCATCCTTGGATTACCTTCAAAGACCCCTCAAACATAAGATACAGTAACAAGCATGAGGGTACTGTACACTCGTCTAATCTGTGTACAGAAATCCTACTGCATACTAAGCCGACCTTATATGAAAATGGTGAGGTTAAGCAGGTTGGAGAAACCGCTGTATGTAACCTAGCCAGTATAAACCTATCAAATCATGTGAAAGTAAGGACGATAGATTGGAAAAAACTTCAAGAAACTGTGGAAACAGCAGTCCGAGGGTTGGATAATGTAATAGACATTAATTTTTACCCAACTAAAGAAGCAGCCAAGTCTAACTTGAGGAATAGACCTGTGGGGCTTGGAATCATGGGTACTCATGATGTCTTACATAAACTGAATATTCCCTACAACTCGGAAGAGGCAGTTGGTCTGTGCGGTCAGATCCAAGAGTTTGTTTCATATTGGGCAATACTGACTTCCTCCAAGATTGCAAAAGAGAAAGGCGCGTATGAGTCGTATGATGGCTCTGAGTGGTCGAAGGGGAACCTTCCTATTGATACTTATTGTTCTTTAATGAATGAAAGATATTCAGTAGAGACGTATAAACCTAAGAAGCTTGAAACTTTAGAGTGGAACAGGGTAAGGGATCATATAGCCGAACATGGAATGAGAAATTCAAATGTTATGGCAATAGCCCCTACAGCAACGATATCATATATACAGGGCTGCGCTCAATCAATCGAGCCAGACTATTCGATGCTTTATGTGTATTCTACGCTTAGCGGAGAGTTCACTATGGTTAATGAGTATTTTGTTGACCTAGCAAAAAAGAAGGATATATGGTGTCAGGAGTTAGTAGATGCGCTCAAAGCCGCAGATGGAGATGTTATGGCTATTGACCTAGATGATGACATCCAAGCGGAGTTTATGACTGCATTTGATGTGGGATTTGACACGCTCATCGGATGTGCCGCTGAAAGACAAAAGTGGATAGACATGGGCCAGTCCCTTAACCTGTACAATAAAGGCACGAGCCTTAAGTATTTAAATGACATGTATATGAAAGCTTGGGAATCAGGGCTAAAGACTACATATTATTTAAGAAGTAAAGCTGCTACTAGAGTCGAGAAGTCTACAGTAGAAGCTGTTAAGGAGGAGCCCGACATTGAGTCAGATGTTCTGCCTCAAGCTTGTTCTATAGATGATCCAGATTGCGAGAGCTGCCAATGAGGTTCTATGAGTTCAAGCAGTCAGACACATCTCCGTTGAAGTATCGGGTAGAATTAAGCTCAGAAGAAGCTGAAAAAACAAAAGATTTGCTATATCGAATAATTGAAAGACTGAAAAAAGATGAAGAAAAGTAAGGAAATCATTTCGGATAAGGTTGCCGTAGTAAACCAGATTTTGCCCCATGTCAACAAGTGGGCTTGGGATCTGTTCATTGATGGGGCGGCGAATAATTGGATGCCTACAGAAGTTTCTATGGCTAAGGATATTGAGCAGTGGAAAGGCGGTCTTTTGTCTGAGGGCGAAAAGCTTGTAGTCAAGAGGTGTCTCGGATTCTTCGCCGGAAGCGAGTCGCTAGTAGCTAACAACCTTCTGCTGTCGGTATTTAAATTTGTGACCGACCCTGAGTGCCGTCAGTACATCTTACGCCAAGCCTACGAGGAGAGTCTACATAATCTGACAGTTGTTTACTGCTGCGACTCCCTTAATCTCAAGATTGATGAGGTTTACCAAGCATATAACTCAATAGAGAGTATAAAAGCTAAAGATGAATTTCTTATGAATATCACTACAGATATTAATAGGCCTGATTTCAACATTAATACCCTTGAAGGGAAGAGGGAGTTCCTTCGTAATATTATTACATACTATATCATCTGCGAAGGAATTTTCTTCTTCTCTGGTTTTGCAATGTTGCTGTCGTTTAATCGTCAGAACAAGCTTCCGGGTATTGG